CGAATTTAGTCATAATCGTTTCTCCTCATTGATTATAGTATTATTATAACCTATGCTGGAGAGAATGTACACAAAAAAATGCACGGAAATGCATTTTTTTTATAAATATATGTATGAGAATAGTAGAGCTAAAGTCACTTAAATGGGCTGTTTATGACAGCAACGGTAAGGTAATTATCATTACTTCTAATAAATCCGTTGCTGTCGGTGAGCTTAAGAGGACTTCTTCCGTCGACGTGGAGCAGGCTTAGGCTTTTCTTTATCTTCGTTGACTTTTTCTTTCATAGATTCTAGACGCTTAATAACCTCGTCACCATCCATCCAAATATCTTTATTGTTCAATACTGAAATGATTTCATCTTCGGCTAAAAAGTTATCGTAGATTTCGCGAAGTAGCTTTTCAGACCATTTGCGTTCATGAACAATGTTATCATACATTTCACCACCTTTACCAATGGTTCCACCTGAATAATTATGGAACATAAACATTGAATGAGTTGATACTTCAAAGCCATCACCGCATAAGAATACCATTGTTGCTGCAGACATACAAGCACCTTCTACAGAACAAACTACAGTTCCTTCACACTCGCCGAGGACTCGCATCATTTGAATAGCAGTGAATAAGTCACCACCATATGAGTTAATATGAATATTAACTACATCATTTTTTCCTGCGTTTCGAATAATATCAAACCAATCAATATATTCATCTGCTCTTTTAATTTCTCCAACTAAATAAAATTCATGAATATTTGCCACAGGTCTATGATGGAAATAATTCTTTTTTCTATCGTTTCCACCAATCATTTCTAAAATATCCTCGTTCATTCTTTGCCCTCAAGTTGACTGATTTTTTCTTTTAATTGTACTACTAAATCTTCTAACTCTTTTATATATTCCTGGACAACTTCCTTCTCACACAATGTTTCACAACATATATCTATTTGTTGATGGGCTCTAGTGGCCAAACATTTTTCTCGTCGCATATTCGTCAATAGTCTCCAATAGCTTTGGTGCCCAATTATCTCTATGTTCTTTAAAAACTTGAGCTTGTTCGCCATCAACAGAAATGATAGTTACTAAATTTGTAATTGGCATTCCGGTTCGTTCTTCCCACATAATTGCATATGCAGACTCTTGAATAAAATAACCTTCAATCCATTCTTTTTTCTTTAACTTTCGAGAAGTTTTGAAATCCACAATAGATAGAACACCATCAAACTCAGCCACGCAGTCGACACGACCAGCCAAGCCAAGGTGTTCTGAATACAAGGGGACTTCTTGTGCATACACTTTACCAATTCGTTCATCTAAGATACCTTTAACGTCTTTAAAATTTTCTATAACATTGGGCATATAACCTTCTGTATAGTCTTCTTTGTTGTTAATATAATCTTCTATAATTGCGTGTACTGCAGTGCCTCGAGTAGCAGCACGATGAGAAATTTTATTTGCTTCCTCTTCGCCTACTCGCTTACGCCAAGCTCGAATAGCATCTTCACTTAAGATAGAAAGTACTGTGGTGACACTAGGATAAGAAATACCGTTAGGACACTTATATTTTCGTCCTGTATTAGTGGTCTCAGCCAATATGTCATTGTAACCCAGATCGATTCCAACATGCTTAAATTTCCTCGGTTCTGTCAATGTAGTCATAACTTTTCCATGATGTAGGTTTAATTTTTAATTTACGCTTTACATCTACTTTGCGAATACGTAAGTCTTTTTCGTCTTGAGAATATGTTTTGTTTTTTCCCTTTTTCTTATTGCGAGAGTCAAAACGTCCAAATTTTGCCATTTTCCTTTTCCATAATTATTTAATACCCATATGTTCTTTAGTCATAATGTAATCTCTAACAAGACCAGAACGTACAATGTCTTGCCAAGAGAATTCAATTGTCTCAAAGTATTTTAGCTGATCAATGATTTCTAAAAATTTTAAGATTCCATTTTTATCTTTATCTTTATCAAAATCAGTCTGGTAATAATCTCCACACATAATAAACTTACAATTTTCACCAACGCGGGTGATTACTGAATCTAGCTCATGAAATGTTAAGTTCTGCATTTCATCAACAAGGATAATAGCATTTGATAATGTAGTACCACGAATAAAAGATGTCGTAAGAAATTCTACTGCACCTTGTTGAATAAGTTTATTCCAACCTTCTGGATCAGAAACTAATTCGGATACAATTCCACGATACGGGGCAGTATAGGCATCTTTCTTTTCTTCTTCAGTTCCTGGTAAAAATCCAATATCTCGCGTAGGAACAATAGAACGTACGATAACCAGCTTGTCATATGGTGTCTCCTTATCAAGGACGTCTTCAAGACCTAGATACATTGATAAAAATGTTTTACCTGTTCCAGCAGATCCTGCTAAACAAATATTAGATCCTTCGTTATATGCCTCAAATACCTTCTTTTGATTATCAGTAATTGGTGATAAGGTTTTAAGCCCCTCAAGGCGTATCTTTAATGATCTGTTCATTTTGTTTTAATCGTATTATTTTGACCTGAACTACTTTTAATTTTATTTAATACGTCTTTAAATCCATCATCAGTTCTAGAATGCAAGTTGCCAACCATAGAAACTAATCTTGGTGGTACTTTTAAGAATTGCTTCATGTGTGGATTATCTTCTTTATATTTGTCTAGTTCAGATATTCTCATAAGAACTTCAAATTCTTCACCAGTATCTTTATTACGAAAATTATATGTTGGCATCTTTTTCCTCAGTTTCACGATACATACGCTTTATATATTTATGGTATGATTCTTGCTTTTCAGTTTTTTGGATAATAATTGGGTCTGGTTCTTTTTTCATAAAATCAAATTCAAGTTGGATTTCTTTTATGCTGTAAACCATTTTGGAGTCTCCCTTTTTGACCATACCATTTTGAAATTATCTTTTTTAGTTTTATAGTATAATTGGTATGATTTAACTGGATCGTGCTCAATAATACATTCTGGATTAGATTTCATTGCTAGAGCAAATGGAGATCTAAGACCATCTTTAATTTTTCTTGGTGGTATTTTAAGCGGTAATTCTAACAACTTAAACGTTGAGTGAACTTTACCATAGCGATACTCGTATTCTTTGCATAAGGCAAAGAAGTGATCGTAATGCCAGCGGTAATTGGCCATATTTTCCATAGTCCATAAAGTACAAGGATGGTTCCAATGGACGGCTTTATATAAAACATTTTCTCTGGCATCTGGTAGTTCCCAGTACTTAGTCATCCTTTTGCCAGATTTAGAAGGTCTTTTTGTTTCTGCTCCATCAATAATACGGTGTGCAGTTGACATCATTTGCGCAGATTCTACAATCATTTTTACAACGTGTTTATCACACTGTAATCTTGCGGCTTTTACTGGACTTTCATCTAGTATAAACAGGTTCATGGATACATCCTCACTTTCATATAATATTATTATATCACAATCAAGTGAGGATGTAAACAACTTTATGCTACTAAAAGTTCCTCCAGTTCATCCACTCTTGATTTCATATAATCATACTTCTTTTGTAGTATATATGCTTTCTTATCGTTACCCCTTTTTTCTTGTCTCCTTATAAAATATTCGATTTCTCTACAATCTCTTTTGAGTCTTTCAATTTGTGATCCGTACATATTACATTCCTCTGTATAGTTAACACGCTTTGGATTTCGGGTAAGAATAGGAACCTCCTGTTTGTTGTTTAAAAGAAAAAAGGACCCATGCCACAATGTGGCGGGTCCTGAATTAGTTATGAGTCTTCTATTATTCTCATAATTATATTTATAAAATTTTATTCTCTAATCAACCCTGGAAAGGCCTCTTGAACTAATTTTTTTGTAATTCCTGAATAATGCGCCGAATTATTTGATTTAATAAAACGTTTGTCTTTCATTCGAATAATCAATTCACCTTCTTTTGGGTGAATTGATTCTAAGATATTAATAAACATTTTTTCGCGTTTTGGCCCAGGCATATTTTCTCCAGGACCACCTTTAATAAAATACTTAAATCGTCTTGTTTGATTTAATAAAGAATTTTTTGAATATCCAATTCTTTCAGGATCTTCATGTGGTGGTTTACCTTCTGGCAAAATAAATTCAATAGTATCATCCATAGCTCCGCGCAGAATATCACGTAAGGCTAAGTGGTTATTTTCTTGAAGAACTTTGATTTTTTCTTCTTTATTTTTTGCTTCTGCTGCCTTTTCAAGGATCTCATGAATCATTAGTCGCATTTTAAGTGAATTCCTCTACACTCTCGATTAATAGTTTACAACGCTTTTTAATAAGGTAATTAAGTACTTTAGACTTATGCGTTACCTTTTGGTTATCGTATCTATTTATAATAGAATTTTTTAATTCTTGTGGAGTTTCAGATAGATCAATCATTTTCTTGTTTCGGCAATAATTTCGATAATGCTCAGTCTTCATTACACCTTTAAGATTTTCAGCATTTTCAAAGTACATATCCATCTTTTTCTTTGTCATTGGAGATTGTCGTATTCCATCAACAAAGGTATTATCAGGGCTGAATATATTAGGAACACCATCACTGGAATCACCTTTAAGAATCTGATCAAACAGATATCTGCGGGGATTAGGATCTTGAATAAACTTTTTAGTCATTGGTGAAAATTGACGAACATTATTATATTTCTGCAATTGAATAAAGTCTTTATCAGCAGAAACAATCATAACTTCATCATGCTGGCCAAACTCTTGAGTGTTTTCTACAAGAGTGCCAATAATATCATCAGCTTCACAGCCATCGATTTTAAGAGTTTTATATGGTAGATTATCACCAATCTCTTCAAACACTAAATTGATAATACGGAAGATTTCTCCCCAGTCAAGAGAGGATTCTTCACGACCATCACGACGTTTAAATTTATACTGTGGAAATGCATCGCGTCGCCAGTTTGAAGAGTCAGTGGCAATAACCATTTGACCGTATTCTTTACGGAACTTTTTATTGTACATACGAATAGAATTCAAAATCATATGACGAATCATATCTTCTTGAATATCTAGCTTTTGTGTAATAATATTAGCAATTGCAATTGCATTGTAGTCGATAATAATCATAGTTCACCTTTTCATAATTAATAATATTATATCACACTATTTTGTAATTGTAAACAGTTTATTCATCTTCTGTTGGAAATACTTCTTCACGCTTTTTGTCATTTATTTCTTTTACGTACTTAATTACTTGATGGATTTCATCCATTGGTTCTTGCAAAAAGTGATGCTTTTCGTCTACTCTATACATCATTGCTACAATTAGATTCATAAGCACGCCCATGTCTTTTACAAGTGTAAGATTTTTTAAAGGGTGATAGCCTCTTCTAGCTAAATTATTGGTAATGTCATCCATTGCTGCATAAGCAATTTCTTCGTAGTACTCGCGAGCTCGTTCTAAATCTTCTACTTTTTCTTTAGTAGATTTTAGCTCTTCTTTCCTATTTGGAAATTGTATAATTTGAGCTTCTTTTTCTTCAGACATTTTGGATTCCTTTTACGTGTTTGGCGTGTATTTTACAACCTATAAACTCGTTGTAATATTCATCGCTAAAAAGAACTTCTCTGTCAAATTGCTCTTTAGCTTCTAAATAAGACATTGTACCCTTTGTAGTACATAAGTGTAATATCTCACGCTTAAATTTTTGTCGCCCTTGAGATTCTACAAGCATTTTTACCTGTTCACTAGAACCAAAATAGTCTTTCCAATCAGATTCTTTTTTGACAATACGACGTCTAGTTTTTCCCTTTAAAGGAGGTAAACGTCTAGTTGCCCAAAAGTTCTTTTTTCCTACGTATTTTTTATTATTAGAAAGATCGGTTATAAGATATACAAAGCCTACGTAATTTTCTATGTGCTCTGACTCAAATAACCGATCTTTATAAGTCCACTGTTCCATAAATAAACCATTTTATTACTATATGGTTTATTTATTAGTCGTCGTATTCGTCCCAATCATCTTCATCCCAATCATCTTCTGTCTTAGCATTAGCATAATTAGGATCGCCAAAGTCTAATTCATCTGTAGTTTCAAATCCACAAAAGGGACAAAATGATGCAATAATGCCTTCTTCACTAGCTTCTTTAGATTTTACTGCGTACTCGATATCGCAATCTTGACAAACTACGTTGCTCATAAATCTTTCCTCGTATTAGATTATATTTGTTATTATCTATAAAAATTAAAGACTTAAGCCCTTAAATGTGTTTTCATCTACATCTTGTTTTACACCACCAATAACATAAGAGGAAATTTCCGTTTCCTGTGGAGCAACTTGTACGTTTCCTCCGCCAATCCATTTTTCAGTCCAAGGGAGTGGATTTGCCTGTGGAACAGAATAAGGAGATGGAACACCAATAGCTTTCATGCGCTTATTTGCAATCCATTCAATATAGTTATAAAGAAGTTTAGCGTTCAATCCAATCATAGAACCATCTTTAAATAGATAATCTGCCCAAAGCTTTTCTTGATTTACGGCATCAACAAACATTTTTACAACTTCATCTTTGCATTCTTCTTTGATTTTTACAAAGTCAGGATCATCTTTTGGAAGTACTTTAATCATAAACGAAGAAGCAGCTAAGTGCGTATTCTCATCGCGGGCAATAAACTTAATGATTTTAGCATTGCCTTCCATCTTTTTAAGTTCTGCAAATGCCCACGAACATGCAAAAGATACATAGAACCTTACACCTTCAAGAATATTAATTGAATTAAGAGCCAACCAAAGTTTCTTTTTTACATTATAAAGATCTACATTAACTTCTTTGTTATTCACTGTGTGAACACCTTCACCCAATAGATTATACCATGAATTTGCTTCAATACACTCATCATAATAACGAGAAATATCTGTAGCGCAATCTGCAATCTCTTGAATATCGAGCATTTCATCAAATACTTTTGATGGATTAGCATACACGTTGCGAATAATGTGAGTATAAGAACGTGAATGGATTGTTTCCATAAATGTCCAAGCCATAACTAATGGTTCAAGCTCAGGCAGAGATGCTACAGGCAATAGTGTTTCAACTGGACCACGACCTTGAACAGAATCAAGTAAAATTTGTCGCTTCAAGTTGGATGTAAAGATATGTTGTTCATGTTCTGTAAGTGCACGAAAATCAGCCTTATCTTTTGATACATCAATCTCTTCTGGGCGCCAAAAGAAACCTAATTGCTTATCAGTAATCTTATCTAGTTCAGGGTACTTTACTTGATCGTAGCGAGCAATATCAATACCTTCATCATAGAACATTGTAGATGTTAGGTGTGATTTCTGCTTTT